AACCTGGACTGTTGAAAAAACAAAACAGATTCCCACAATCGGCGCAACGGGTTATTATTATGTTCTCCCACAAGAGGGGCGAATTGATCAATATCGTGAAATTATTGATATCGCTATTGAGATGGATATTATCCAGCGCAAGGGTGCCTGGTACAGCTATGAAGAGAGTAAGTGGAATGGTATGGGAGCAATTGAGTTAACCGATAAGCAAACTAAGGAAATACTCAAGCGCATAAATGCATGAATGAATTAGATTCAATTAGATGGTGGCATAGGATTGATCTTGGTGATTGTATAACCCCTGGGGCTAACTATGACTCTGATGAAACATTAGAAAAGCTTAACCTTCCAGAGGATATGTCGGGGTTGTCTGTTTTAGACCTTGGTGCCTGGGATGGCTACTATTCTTTTGCTTGTGAGAAGCGCAATGCAAAACGGGTGGTTGCTTGTGACAAAATCATCTGGGAAGAACAGGATGACTGGAGTCAGGATAAGGGTTTTGATTATGCCCATAAATATCTTAACTCAAAGGTTGAAAAGGTTGTTTCCAGCATTGAAGAACTCCCAGAAAAGAATCTGGGTAAGTTTGATATTGTGCTGATGCTCGGTATTTTATATCATGCAAAGAATCCGATTGAATATTTAGAAAAGGTCAAGACTGTCTGTAAAGATGTGATTTATGTTGAAACAGTCATTGATATGCTTGATGTCAATGTTCCTGCAGCTCGTTATTATGTAGGAAAAGAATTAAATAATGATGGAAGCAATTACTGGGGTTTAAACCCATTAGCTGTTCATGGTATTATGAGCGATATTGGGTTTAAGAATATTGTGAACATTCCATTGAGTAATCCATCACGAATGATATTTAGAGCAAATGTATGAAGTTTTCAATTCATACCGATCAGCATATTATTGATGCTGTTAATATTTTTGGCTACGCCTATGGCTATACAAATATCATCAAACATTTTAATAACTTCACCTATAACGGTGAAAAGCTTTCGGTTGTAAAGAATTCGCCATATGCGCAGGTTCAGATGTTTTATATGGAACCTGAATGGCACCATCCTGTCACTGGTCAGGACTTTCGTCAGCCAGGATTTAGAAAGCATTATGACCATCAATATAAGATTAATGGCACATATCTAGAAGCTACAAAGGTCTGGGATTGGTGGATTCCAACAATGAAAACCTTTGATGAAATTTGGGTAGGTAATCAATTCTCGGTTGATGCAATTCGTAACTCTGGTATTGATACACCTACATATGTTTTTGAACTTGGTATTGATGAGATGTGGAAGCCATTTAAGCGTGGACAGCGTGACAAGATTCGGTTCCTCCATGTTGATTCAGATAGCCCTAGAAAGCGTGTAGACCTCGTTGAGAAGGCTTTTCTACAGCTCTTTGGGGGAAGAGATGATGTTGAGCTGACTTTAAAACATCATGGCGCTAGTAACGATAGTGGTTATAGCGTTATGAATCTCTTTGAGAGAAGAGAAAGTGACAACATTAATAGGATTTATCAAACACTCACGCAAGAAGAAATGGTTGAGCTTTATTATCAACACGATGTTCTTGTCTATCCTTCGGAAGGTGAAGGTTTTGGTTTGATACCACTCCAGGCGCTTGCTACAGGGATGCCTACTATCTCTACGGGTAGATGGTGTTCTTATGAAAAGTATCTTGGATCTAATGTTATTGAATCTACTCTTGGCAAGACAAAGCATACGGGGTACCATACTGGAGATGTCATTCTTCCAGAGTTTGATTCTCTTGTAGAGCTGATGAGGAATGTTTATGAAAACATTGATAGCCAGTGTGATTTTTATTATAAGCAAGCACCTAAGGTTATTAAAGAGTATGGTTGGCAAAAGCAATGCGACAAAATGCTCAATGGCTTAATTGAAAGAATCGGTATTGAAAAGTTTGAAGAACTCCCTGTGCCGCCAGGAAAATGGGTTTTCTTTGAAAGAGGTGCTGGGTATACAACTCAATCTGAGATTAAATTCTCTAGAGAGAGCCCTTTGCATAATGTTTCTGATGATGAATACGATATACTCATTCGTCAGGAAAATTTTAGAATACCAACAGAAGAAGATTTCAGGAAGTATAGAGGTGTATAATGGAAGAAATGGACTTTAATAATTATCAAACAAGAGCTAGTAAGACTGCAATTTATCCTACAGACGGTTTAAACGGTCTTCTATACACATCACTAGGTCTTGTTTCAGAGGCTGGTGAAGTTGCTGGCAAGGTTAAAAAGATTTTGCGTGACAATAATAGTGTCATGACTGATGAGCGTAAAGAGCAGCTTATTGATGAACTAGGCGATGTTCTTTGGTATTGCGCAATGATTGCTAATGAACTAAAGACTAACCTTGGCGCTGTTGCAGCAAGAAATATTAACAAGCTTGAAGATCGCAAAAATAGAAATGTAATCGGTGGATCTGGCGATAATCGCTAGTATCCGAGGTATTGACCATGGTTGTGATAGGCGCTAGATCATACAAGTGTCCGTGTAAAAAAGTAATTCCTCAAGAACCAGAATGTGGTGACAGAGGTGTGGAAGAGGATGATTAGTGAAAAGAACAGAAAAAGAAGAGATCAAGCGTGATGGCGCAAAGGCAGTCAAGAACTCTGGTCGTGGAATTAGGAAGGGAGATGCTTCTCTTCATAAGTTCTTAGTTGATTATAAGCATAATGCTAAAACTTTTACGCTTACGCTAAAAGCTTGGACTAAGATGAGAAAAGATGCTTTTAACGCTAACTATAAATATCCATGCATTTCTGTTGTGTTCGGAGAGAATTCCGAAACAAAAGTCGCTATAATTGACTGGGAAGTGTTCCAGGATTTAGTAAAAGGAAGTGAATATGAAGATTAAATTATTTTGTGACAGATTGTCTGGTCATAAGTGCATTGGTTTAACACTTGGTCATGATGAACTTTATATTGGGGTCAATCTTATATTTTGGATGATTGGTATTGCAAAAGTCTATCCACCATATCAAGCGACTATTTTTACAGAAGATTTGAGGAAAAATGCCTGACATTATTGTTGATACAGCAGTTCTTGCTGAGCAAATGGGTGAAAAAGCTGATGAGTTTATTGAATGCATTAAGATAGTCCAGGATATCATTGAGAATCCACAGGATTACATTGGTATGCAAGCTATCAAATACGCCAATATCCTCTCGGGCTACAGAACGCTTATGATAGTTAAATCACAAGCCTTTAAAAGAAGATCTACTATTATGAGCGAACAAGACAAGTTTGTTAATGATATTTGGAAGACAATGTACGAAGCACTAACAGAAAATATCAATGCCCTTAAATTAGCGGCAAGAGGAGTGAATTAAATGAAAGCATTAAAGCAATTGAGGGCTCCTAAGGCAGTAGCGCCAGTGAGTGAAGAAGTTGTTATGAAAGACCTGGTTGAAGCTATTAACGAGCATCTTGCCTTGAGAAATACCCCATCTTTCAAAAAGGTTAATGGGTTTCACCCAAGCTATACCAATCAGTGTGCAAGATACTGGTATTACATGTTTGAAGGAATTAGCGTAACTCCATCATTTAATCCTCAGACTTATCGTATTTTTGATAATGGACATGCCGTTCATGAAAGACTTTATAGTTATTTAAGAGATATGGGTATTCTTGTTGCAGAAGAAATTCGTGTAACTCATGAAGATCCACCAATTGAAGGTACTGCAGATGGTATAATTAATTGGTATGGTGAAAAACTAATTGAGCTAAAATCAATTAGTCAAGAAGGCTTTCACTATAGACAATTACATAACAAACCAAAAGACGAACATTACCGACAAGCCCAAATTTACATGGAATGCTTAAACCTGGATTCAGGTTTTGTCATTTACGAAAACAAAAATAATCAGGAGATCCTTCCAATTTATATTGAAAGAGATCAGCCGTTTATTGACAAACTATTTAAAAAGTATAGGAAGTTTCATGGTGCTTATCTGAGCAAAGAGATTCCTGTACAGCCATACAAGAGAAGCTCGGCTAACTGCTCTTCTTGTGATTTGGCAAAGCACTGCTGGGCAGAAGGAGAGCAAAATGAAAGTGAGGACACCCCGTTCTGATTTTGCAAACGAGTAAATGGTTAATGAAGAAACAAAGATTTGTGCATATGAAGAGTGCAATAAAGAATTTAAAGCAAAAGTTTATAATGCTATTTATTGCTCTGCAGAATGCCGTAAAATTGTAACTAATAGAAATTTATTAGCTAGTTATTACGAAAAGAAAAATAATAAAAATAAAAAAAGAATTTGTAAAACTAAAAATTGCACAACAGTGCTTTCAAGATATAATAAAGAAAATATCTGTGAGCAATGTAAAAAAGAAAGATTTGTTCAAAGACTTGTCTCCTGGGGCTGGTCGGAGAAGGAAGTTAGAAGGGGCGTTGAATG